GCCATATCCGACAACAGTTCTTGTATCTCTAATTTTTGATAATATGTCCTATCTGCTAAACTTTCTGGAAGTTGCAACTGTGCATAACTAGGTGTTGTACCATCTGCTGCTCTAAGACCGCCTTCACGATACCCTACAAAACCGCCATTTGCTGCAGCATACGTGGGAGGGGCAAAAACTGGGAATGGTGTGGTTAAACTGGCTAACCCAGGAGCACCTTCAAGTTGACGTTTAGAAAGATTTCCTGCTAATAGATCTAGTAATTCGTTGCCTTGGGATGTTCTAGCAATTGCTGACTCATACGCAGGAGCCTGTTGCATAGGTGCGTTTTGCCCAGAACCCATAGGTAGCATTGCTGTGTTTCCGCCTCTTGTATCTGTTATTGTTGTAGTTCTAGGAGCGTTTACTCCTTGTTGGAAAGAACTAGCATTTATATTACCACCGATTTGTTGACCACCAGCCACACCCACATTACTTCCTTGAATATCTTGTTGTGGTATTGCTCCGCCAGAAGTTAAACCTCTGCCCATGTACGCTTGAGCTCCCTGCATACCTTCTGATTCTCCTTGTTCTTGAGCTATGCCCGTGGCTACATCAAACCCAGTTTGTACCGCCCATTTTTCTAAAGGATTCATCGCAGCCCACGCGGTTCCACCAGCATTCATTATTCCTGGTCCAGCAGAAGAAGCTAAACTTCTTAGTATAGTTGTGTCTGTAATTCCTATAGCTTGTGCTGCATTAACCGCAGATGTACCATTCTGCATTGCTGCTGCTACTTGTTGTGCTTCTGCTCCAGTTAGTCCTGCGTCAACCAATGTTTGTGTTCCGCCCCACCCCATGCTTCTAGCAGCACCTCCACCGATGTCTTGAAAAAACCCACCGATACCAGATGTTTCGCCAACACCCATAGGTGTCCAGTTGGCACCACTAAAAAATGCACCTACACCATCCCATGCTGCAGCAAACGGATTACTCCAGCCACCAGCAGAACTAGCAGCAGTTCTTGCTGCGCCTGTTGCTCCACCAACACCTGCTCCTTGAATTATATTAGCACCGCCATAAGCGATTGCCATGTTTCTTAGTATGTCTTCCTTAGGCATTGCAGAAGTATGTGTTCCTATTCCTGCGCCGATAGAAGCACCTACTGGACCACCAATCATGCCACCGACTATAGCACCTATAACTGGACCAGCTTTTTTAACTGTTTTTCTTACGCTTTTCCATGTTTTGCTTAGCCAACCAAACTCAGGCAAACCTGTTTCTGGGTTGATGGACATAACACCAGAACCAACAACGTATTGGTCCATAGGTATGTCTTCGTAATCGAAAGCGTTTTGTAAATCTTTTCGTAAATTAGGGTTTTTGTCTAAAAGCTCTTGAGGGATAATGGTTTCGCCAGCTGTAGTGTGCGAGAGCATCGTGTCGCCATTACGACCTTGAGCAGCGAGATATTCAGCAGCACCTGCAATCCCTTGTCTTGGGGCAGTGTTCTGCATTATTTTTTCTTAGAATTCTTGTTCTTTTTCTCTTCTGCGTATTGACCTTTAGACCAGTCTTTTCCTGCTCTAATCGTTTCTCTTCTACTTCTCATTCCAGGCATATCGTTCTCCACTGTATGTTATTTTTATTTACGCAGGCTTATTGCTGTGCCTGAAAAGCTGCAGTTGTGAACTGATACTGTTATCATACTTAAAAACTCTCGAATAATAAATAAAAAAGAAACAAATAAAAAAAGTCCTTTACTTTCTTGCACAATATAGTATGATGAGTGTACTAAGAAACAAGAAAGGAGAGTATTATGAAGAGAGATTCACAAAGATCCAAAGTATACAAATGGGAAAGACAAGCAAGTTGGAGTGGTAAGAACACAAACGAGCTAGACGATACCCAAGTTCTACATATAGTTAATCAATTAGATAAAAAATTAAAACGAAGACAAAAAACCACTGTAGTTTTTACAAACAGAAATGTTAACGCGACAGCTCAGACTTATGGCAACATTATCACTATTCCTAGGTCTTGGGCAAGATGCTGGTCTGTTGTACTTCATGAGTACGCACATTTACTGACTCCTGCAGAACAGCATGGTCCAGTTTTCGTATCAGCGTTCTGTGTACTATTAAAAAACTTTCACCCAGCTAAACCTACGTTTAAAGAATTGAGCGCAGACTTACGAGAGAGGAACATAGACTTTAAGTCTCTACAGGATAATAAGTACGAGAAAAAATGTAAGCGTCTAACGATAACGACTAAAGGTGCTAAAAAACCTAGACACCACGATTTTCTAGAGAACACTGTAGTGTGGCTAAGCTCAAAGTCTTTGATGAAAAGCCATACAAAATATAAACGAACTCGAGTCACAGTAATGGTGGACAAAATATTAGAGTACGTTCATTACGAAAAGCGTTACACAGAACTGGGTGTGTATAGCAAAGTAAAAGCTAAAGACTTGTATGATAACGTAGAAGGTTTAACGATTAGCGATTTAAAATACTTTATAGAAACAGGTAGACTCATGAGCAATAAGACCTGTTTAAAGGGGTAGTTAACCCTTAGTCAATCTAAAAAAAGTCCTTAGAACCGATCTACAGAGTTAATTTTTATGCCCAGACCTTAACTTTAGTCCCACCCCAGTACTCTACGGCATGCCCTTCCTTTATTAGCATAGCACATATATCCTTACCTTCTATTGTGTGGGGGATACCTAGTATCCTGCCGTACTTACCTTTGCCTAAAGATTGAACCTGTAGTTTTTCCCCACATAACTCTATGAGTCTTTCTTTTGCTTGAAGACCTAATGCTTTTTCTGCTAAGTTTCTTGTTCTGCTCTCTGGTGTGTCTATCCCAGCTAAACGAACACGTTGTTTAGAAAGTATTACAGCAAATCCCAAATCAATATCTACGTCTATTGTGTCTCCATCAATAACTCTAACTAAAGTACAGTTGTAATAAAAAGGTTCAGCCATTTTTTTCTCCTTATGAATAATATCGTTCTACTTCCCAGCCTGCTTCTGCAGAGCCAAGATTTATTGTTAAATCACCATTTGTTTTTACAGAAATTTCCCCGACAGAAGCATTAGCTTGGTAGCCTTGTGGGTTAGCTGGTGTGGAGATGTCCACCCAGTATTCTCCTGTGTACACCTGTAACACACCAACCGAAGTTTCCCAAATAATCGTTCCAGGATTAAAAAACAAAATATCTCTATCTGTAGCAGAGATTTGTCGAGTGTTGTCAGGGTCGAACTCTCCTAAATTAATCTCAAGAATACGAACTAGCCTGTTGTAGGTTTCAGGAGATAACTCTGTTCCTTGAGCAATAGGTAGACGTGTCACTAAAAGTTTACTCACCTTCTTCCATCGCTTTTTATTTCTAGACGAGTAGCACCTAAACGCCAGCCTACATCGTCGTTCGCAGATGTATCGTCATCATCCGATTCAAAACGAATAACAGCCTGCCTTGCTCTTGCCCGCATATCTTTTTTCTGTGTCGTGCTGGTTAAAGCGTTAGTGCTGGAAGTAGTTAAACTGTCTCCTGGAAAATCTTTTGTTTTTAATACAAAATTTACTTGACCACTTTCACTGTTGCTTAAAAAACGTACATCAGGAATTATTTTACTAATAAAGGCAAACTGTTCTCCGTCACCTATATCTAAGTCTGAGCTTTCGATGTAAACATTGGTCATAGGGCTGCCATCATCATTGTATCCAAATTCATGCTGATACAGATAATTGCTAGCAGTTCCTCTTGGATAATTTACAATACCTTGGTCTAGCCATGCTGTTCTACTCAACGAGCCATACGTCCAAACACTATCAGCATAATCATAACAAACGTATCTGTCTATCTCGGTGCTGTCCGAAGAGCAGTAAAACCAACCAACTTCATCAAACTGTGCTGTGCTGAAAGCAAATATTTTATGTATCTGCCCTAAATTTATGTCATCAAACACATAACTGTGTACAGTACAAGGAAGTGTCTGTACGCTACCATTATACACATAGAAATTATCAGAACTCATCCAGAAAGTTCCAGGTGCTGCGTTTATAGCAGCATTTGGTGCTGCTAACCCAGAGCCTTTGTTTAAAAGATTGACCCCAAAAGTGTATGGTGGTCCAATAAATTGCATACTGTACAGAGCAGTATCCGTCCATATCAGTATTTCTTGTCTTGCTTTGTGACCACCTACAATAATACTTCCTTCTGAAAGTCTTAAACTTCCTGCAGTATTTGTTGTCACTGTTTCAAAATCTAATGCATTTTCTTGGTCGCTAAACGCAATTAGCATTGGATCGATTGCTCCTGATCTAGTCGAACCAGAGATAGGGTCTGCTCCTAAGACAATTAAATGTCTATCTTTTTCAGACACAAGTGTTTGTAACCCAACAGTAGGAACTAAGTTAGCACCTGAGATGTCAGATAAAGCAACTGCTCTGCTGCTCGTTCCACTACTTTCATCCCAGTAATACACACCACCACCTCGGACATTCATAACTAAGTCCTCGCCAAAATGATCATGGCTCCATAGCCTTAATTGGTTGTTTGAGGACAAAGCAGAAGTAGACCCCCAAGTAGACGCACCCCAAGTTCCTGCTCCAAAACCAGTTGAAGAAACGTACACATCAAGACCAACATTAATTTGATATGCACCAACAACAGTGCCTTGACCATCACCACTATCACTAGCATTAGCTGTAACAGTATCTCCAGAAGTATCTTTGGCTGTTATTGTGTACACATTAACACTGGTTATCCCAATTATTTCGTACTCTTGGTTTAACACAGCAGCAGTTACTAAACCTCCTAGTGAGGCACAGCCACTATATGTAACAAAATCACCAGTAACCGCACCATGAGCTGTGTCTGTAACAGTTAACGTGGAACTTCCATTTGTTGCAGCAAATGATATTTCATTATTCCCTGTTGTTACACGTATAGGTGTGATGTCTGTGAATGTACTTCCGCCTTCTTCTAGGTAATATTTATTTGTTGTCCCTAAACCTAAGTATTTTGAGCCGTCTAAGTCAACCCAGCCATGTAACGCACGACAGGTTCCAAGAAAAGTATTCTCGTTATCCTTACGCCAACCACCTATTTTCTGTGGTCTTCCTCGATTAAAACGGATTAGATTACTGTCAAACCAGCCACCCTCGCTGTCGTAAGAAGTTCCTTCACGATCAACTCCAGGTTTTAATACAAACTTAGCTAATGGCATACTACACCTCTCTCCATTCCTCTGCTTGAAAAAGCAGTGCTTCTGCTTCTCTTCTACGTTTTAACCCATCAAGAACTTTACCACCTGCTTTGTTCCAGCGTTTAATCTCATCAGGTACTCTTTCAAAATTAGCATGGTTTAACTCTTTTAACAGAGTCGATTCTTTTAAATTAGTTGGACCTAAATTGTACACCCAAGAACAAAGAGCATCAAATTCACACTGACTGAGAGAAATGTCGATTAAATTTTCGATATACTGTTCGTACTCAACTATCTCTTCTTTAAGCATAGACATAGCATAATCCTCAGAAATCTCATCATTTTCTTTAACATTTTTAGTGTGACCATAGCCAATTGTCCAGACGCCTACAGAATCCTGGTATGCTTTGGTTTCGCATCCTTCGAATTTTTTAATTAACTCTAAACCTTCGTCCGAGATTTTCATGTTTAGTCCTGTTTTTGTGAAGCACCGAAATAAAAGCTTGAGATACCTGATACTAGTCCCCCTAAGTAACCCAGTACTAAGCTAACTATCGTGTCTGAGTTTTGGTCGGGTGGCATTAGTGTAACTGTGAAAATGTACCCTACAAAACCAAACAAAGCCACTAATCCAAATACTCTAGCTGTCCAGTCTCCACTAAATTGTTTTCTTGCGTCCTGTACATCTGCTGTTTCTAACGCAAACAGATCTACATCTAACTCTTTCATTTTAATTTCAAACTCTGTCTCAACTTTTTTAAGCTCAGCTAGCTGTTCTGGTGTTGCTTGTTCAATAGCTTTCTGCATTTTTTTAGGCTCAGGATCACAACCTAGTACATCTGCAATCATATTGGCTGCCATACCACCCATTGGACCAGCCAATGCAGTACCTAGTGTAGGAGCAACAGCTCCTATAACATTTTTAATTAATCCAAATTTCATAATGTGTATATCTCCAAAAATTTACTTTTGCCTTTTACTTCTATAGGCTTTAACAAGTTTAACTTAATTCTGGAATTTTGTTTAGTGCTTTCACCAATAATTAAATCAACACCAACTTGTTTAGTTGCACTTTCAAAACGTGCTGCGGTGTTGACAGCATCACCTATTGCAGTATAGTCGAATCTCGAGTCACTACCCATGTTGCCAATCACTGCTTCTCCTGTGTTGATTCCGATTCCTATGGCAATAGACGGAAGACCTTCTGCTTGTAGCTCTGTGTTAAGCTTGACCATATTTTTGCATATATCCTCGGCACAGCGTATTGCTGCATCCTCATGATTATCTAAATCCAAAGGTGCGTTAAATATTGCCATCATTGCATCGCCAATGTATTTATCCACCATTCCTTCGTGTTTTTGAACTGCTGTCTGTTGTGCGGTCAATGCTTTGTTCATTATGTACGTTACTTTTTCAGGCGGTAACGATTCAGACATGGAGGTGAACCCTCGCACATCTGTGAACAAAAATGTAGCGTATCTTTTTTCACCACCTAGCACCAATAGTTCAGGATTCGATTGTAATTGTTTGACTTGTCTTGGGTCCAAGTAATGTTCAAACTGTTTTTTAATCTGCTGTCGTAGTTTGTATTGCTCTCTGAAACGTAAATAAAATGCTATCGTTCCTGTAATAAACTGCGATAGTAAAGACCATGAGACATCGATCAAAACACCATTTTGTACAAGATAGTATCCACTTAGACCAGTACAAAACATAGCCAAAGTGGCTATACTTATACCAAGGGTAACCCCCAAAACGCTTAACACTGACCACGTGAGGACTACAGAAATTGTAAAAATAGCCAATTCTGCTGATAATGACCAATCGGGTACTTGAGGACTGTTCTCTATAAGAATGGATTCAGCTAGTGCTGCTTGTATTTTATGGGGCTCTAGCAAACCCGCAGGAGTAGCCAATTGAGGCATAACCCCTTTAGCTGTAAAACCAACGAATACAAATTTACCCTCTACGTCCATTTCTTTTAGATCCGTTTGCGGTGTGTCTACCCAACTTATCCATTTACGACCTAACGAATCCACTGAAACAGGAGCTAGTCCTTTAACTCGTAGTTGTTCCAATCCGTTCTGATTTGTTTTAATAACATATGTGTCTGCTCCTGCTAATATTTTTAAAACTTCTGTTCCATATGCAGGCACCCAACCATCAGGTGTTCTTAGCAACAAAGGTAGTCTTCTGATAAGAGAGTCTATCTCAGGTCTAGCCACGGCTATTCCTTGGTTAGCACTTTGTTTAAGTATGTCTATGTTTTGTATGACACCTTCTGCAGTGATTCCGCCTACATCTTCGCCTAAAATCACAGTTCCTGTTGTTGGTGGGTATACTCCGTTATCGCTTTCAAACATAGCAAGAACACTAGGTGCATAAGAAAGAGCTTCAGAAAATTCTTTATCTCCGCCAAATCGATCAGGTTGGGGAAAAGCGATTACCCAACCAACACCAAGAGCCCCGTTGTTTAGTAACTGCGCGTTAACCTCGGCAAGTCTTTGTCTCGGTAACGGATAACCGCCTTCTCTCATTATATCTTCTTCTGTTATGTTTAATACTGTAAAGTACCCTGAAGGTTGCTGTTCTGTAACGAGTTGGTCAAATACCTTTAATTTTAAAATCTCTAACGGAGCAAGTTGCAGTATTAGGGGTAACCCTAATAAACAAATTAAACCTACTAAAGTTACACCTTTAATCATACTGTGTGATAGTTACTGTTTTAGTGCAACTGCTCGCACAGTTATAGGTAGCCGTAAATGATTTATCGTTAGCTCCTGTTTGAGTAACACCTACGTTATACTCGTCAGTGTAAAAATTAAGTCTAGCCGTGTGATCGCCTGATCCTGACTGATTTATAGAGGCTGTCCCATTGTCAGCATCGGAATACCAAAAAATATCTGCATCATGTGCTCCGCTTCCAGATTGAACAATGGTAGAAGAATTATTGTCAGCATAGTTATAGTTATAGATGTACGCATTATGGTTTCCTGATCCTGATTGTGTGATAGTGGAGTCTGCATCGTCTCCAAAAGCATATATTTTAGCGTATTTATTGTCACCTGTTTGACTTATTGTGTAGGCATTATCATCTCCAGCCATCAAAACTTCACCATGATTAGAGTCTCCGTTTTGTATTATGACTCCAGTGTTATCATTCTTATCTAAATCTAAATATCCATAGTTGTTATGCCCTGTCTGCGTAATAGTAAAAACATTGTCTGTGTGATTAGACCATTGTGAGTATGCTTTAGCTGTGTTGCCGTGACCTGTGCTGGTTAAATTAACCACCGCTCTGGTACAAGTATGAGTACTGTACACACCATTAGATAGTCCACAATAAACTGTAGCATTATTGGTATAACCTACTTGTTTAATGTTAATAACAGATGAAGAACCTTTGTGTTCCACAGTAATAGCATTGTTGCCTGCCATTAAAGGAAAACTAATCAGACTGAGTAATAATAATCGCACCATCTCCCCCTCCGTTTACTGTTATGTCTATAAATTTTCCTGCTGATAAAATCTGTATGTTGTACGCACTTATTTTAGGTATTTCTAGGTCTATTGTATTTTCAACGCTCCTAAAAAACGTAAGCATTTCTCCGTCTACAAAAGAATACGTTTGCGCTTTAGCATCGTAACCCGCAGTTATACCTTCTATGGTTACATCGCCTATTTTAGAAACTTCATCTTGACCTTCTATGAAAGCTAACAGGTCTATTAAAAAATCTACTGAAAGTAAATCAATCCCAAGCCTGTCTACATAATACTCATCGTCTTCTAGTTCTTCCTCTTCAAAATTCTCTTCTAAAAAATCCACATCGAGCACGTTTGTTGATTGAGTGTTTTGTTCTTCTACCGCTTTTTCTACCTGTTCTGGTGGGTTTATTATAAGAAGATTGTTAATGAAACCTAACGTCATGTTTATTAAAGTTACTGGTCTAGTGGGGGGTGCTTCTGACACTGAAACCATAGTTGCTTGAAAAGGTTTATTAAGGACTTCTGTCCCTGCTGCTGTTTTTACTGTAATCTCCCCTGAACTTGTCCCATCTTCATTAGGCAATAAAATGATGAGACTACGACCTATTTCATCAACTGTGGTGGTAAAATCTGTTCCTCGTATACTTATATTTGCAGAAGGTGTTCTGATCGATATGTTTTCTTTGTTTATTTTGCCCAGTTTGCCTGTGATAAACCTAGCAGTACCACTAGCCATTCTAAGAGATAGCTTAGATTTAGAAGGGTCGGGGTCGTAGATGTATTCGTCAACTATAATCTTAGAATGCTCAGTTAGTTTAAGAACTGAGTCATCTAAAAAAGTAAGAGCCATACGACCATTACCTGTGCGAACATCATCATTACTAAAAATACCTAAAGCAAGTTCAGCAAGCAACTTATCGCCTCCTGTGCTACGCAAAACTTCACCGTTGCCTCTCAGCTCTGATATCTCGCCTATATCTGCGTAAAGCGAACTAGATAATAAAGCTATTAACAGCCACTTGTACATTGGTCTATATTAATAGTACCTGATGTAGAAGCTGCAACTAAACTAATAGTGTCTGTTACTCCTGATGCCGCAGTCGTTTGGTCAATGTCAACATCGTTTGAATCACCAACTAAAGTAAACGTAATACTCTTATCGTCCGTCCCTATCTGAGTAACATCAATGTCATTACTGTTGCCGTCAATATCCCAGTTGTTTACACAACCAATAGTTTCACATCGGATGTTTAAATCGTTAGTGTTACCTGTTATTGCCGCATCAAAATTACCACCTGAGGCTGCACTTGAACTACCTTGTAGCCAAGTAAGTACGTTGGTATTACCAGTTGCATTGTAATCAAAATCTGATGAAGCTACCGAACCACCACCACCTGCTGTCAATGTACTGGTATTAGAATCACCTATTTGGTACATAGTCCACGAAGAACTATTAGCTGCAGCAATTGCAGCAGCTAAGGTGTTAG